TCACCAAACATAGATGCTCCAACTACTGGACGAGCATTATCAATATGTCCTGCTGCTTTTGCATACAAAACATCTTTGATTCTGTCACTAATATCAGATGCCGAAGAGTCGGATCCAATTAAATTTACAATTTCTTCCATGAAAGTTTAATATATCTATATTTTATATTTATATCTCAGCAGCTTTGCCGTCTACTTCAGTCATTCCACCATCTACTTCAGGTTCCATCGGAACATCTCCCATCATTCCCTGTTCACCTTCTTGTGGTAATGGTTCTCCAGTTATTGGATCAACAGCACTTGGATCTGGAATAATGCCATCTTTAATTTCTTGTTCAATCTGCTCATCCATTTCAATCATTTCTCCATCAGTCTGACGAAGAACTTTACTACGAACCCACTTCTGGGAATAATACTTACCGATATAAGGTTCAATAGTTGCGAGAACACCAAGTCTCTCATTTAACATTTCTGTTTCTTTCAGTTCCGCAAACTGATTATCATACAAGAAATCATATTGAATATGATCACTAATTCTATCCCAGTCTTCCACAGAAACAATGTTCTTAAGGATTAACTGTGTCTTCAACATATCATTAAACATCTGAGCAAATCTCTTTCTCAGACGACCAACAAACTTAGCAAACTTAAGTTCGTCTCTTAAGATTTCAGAAGAACGACCAAGATTAAATCCACCATCAGCAGCAATTCTTGATTCTGGAACTCCGAGTGCTCTATAAAGTTTCTTTTGGAAATACTCAATATCAGCAAGTTCTCCTAAGTTTTGTCCACCAGGAAGAGTTGTGATTTCTGTGCCACGACCACCTTCTCTACGAGGAAGCCAAAAGTCTTCCATCATACTCATAAATTTACGATCATCACGGATCTCTCCGGTGTTCGCATCATATACTTGCTTGTTACGATAACGGTTCATAACATCACGAAGATATTGTTCTGCCTTCACTTTAGGAAGATTACCAACATCAATATAAAAAATACGACGTTCTGGTGCTCTTGACAATCTGTAAATAACCAGAGAATCCTCAATCATTCTCAGTTGATTGAGTGCCTTGATTGCTTTATGTAGATAAGAAAGAACATTTCCTTTGTTCCTATCCACAAGACCGGAAGTACAATATGTAATTGCATCCTTTGAAATTTTTGTTCCTTTATTTCCACCACCACCGGTTAAGTTTCCGGTTGGATAGTTTGGTTTGGGGGTATATACAAAATACTCCTCAATCTCTGGAGCAATTCCATTTTTTTGTTCATCACGACCAGGAATATTTGGTCCAATAAGATTCTTATCTTGTTTCTTTTCTTGGCGGACAAACCGCATTTTCATTGGGTCAATATACCTCAGTTCTTTAATTCCTTCCTGAGGTTTTTTGAGATCGATTACCTTATGATAATATAATCTTCCATCAACATACCAATTTCTAAAGATTTCGTGAGACTTTTTATCAAAATCTAAAATTTCTTTAATATACTTAAATTCTTGTCTAATTGCTTTCTTTAAATTGTCCGTAGCATTTAGATTAGATAATTCAATTTCAATTGGAGAATCATAAAGATCACTCACAATTGCTTCGTTTACAACATCTTCGATAGCACCATCCGCTTCTGGATGTAGTGACATCTCTCTATATCTTTTAATTAGATCAAATTCTGTTCTATATTGTCCTTCAATATCTACATATGAACCATAAAATCCACTGCTAATATAGTTATCAACCCCATCCTCGTTATTCACGGGGACAGGGGAAACTACAGATTTGGATTTCTTTTCTGCATCATCAATAGAAAAACCAAAAAGTTTTGCCATATTATAAACTAACTTAGACTACTATTTTATTATTTAGGTAATATCTTCACCACCTGCTGATGGTCCATTACCTCTATATGCTTCCCAATAGTGGACTTGCATTTCTACGGTAAACTCCTGAATAGTGTCAGTTGTCTCATAACTTAAATCAATTGTAGAGATGTTAGTTGGGAAAACATCCTTAAAAACATATTTTCTAAGGACTGTTCCGGTACGATCTAATTGATTTACTTTAGCATCCACTTGATAAAGTGCAGGATCTGTTTCACCAGTTCCATTGTCCAATTTATTAATATAGTTCATCCACTTCTCAAATGCAGATCTGATATTGAATGAAGTATCATTCATTACAGTGATAGTCCATGTTTCGAATGTTCTATCACCTGCAATTTTCAGGATTCTTCCTCTAAAAGGAATATCAATTGGTGCTACTGTTGAAGAAGGTAGTGCTGCTGCTTTTACTAAAAATCTAGCATTATCAAGAACTTCATTCTCATCCTGAACACCAACACCCGAAGGGAAGGCTAGTTCCACTTCGAATAGATTGGGTCTTGCACCACCACCTTTTAATTTACTTTTAAAATCACTAATAGTTCTTAGTGGTAAAGTATTTACTTGTTGACGAGCCATTGTTTCTTAAACCTCTAGATTAAACGTTACCGATTACTTCATCAAATGAAACACCAGTTCTGGTGGCAACAAACGTAAGACCGATGAAGTTGATTGATCTTGCGGGTTTGATAAAGATGTCTGCTACAAACTCATTATTATCTATAATAGCAGCAGTGTTATTTGTCTCATCACAAATAACTACAAATTCGAAGATTCCTCTCTTTGCCTGAACATCACGAAGGAATGGTTCGACAATGTTCACAAAGTTAGTTCTTGTGATTTCGTCATTAAATTCGAAGAGTTGATCTCTTGCCGCAGCAGAGATTGCATCCTCAAGATAGATGAACAATCTACGAACGTTAATGCGATCAAATGCCGATGACTTACCAAATCCAGTCTTGTCTCCAAAGAGAACAATACCGGCACCAGGTGAAAAGATTACTGGATTGACTCTATTAGAATACAATCTATCTCTCTGTGCTTTAGATGGAGTATATGCAAGTTTAACTGCATTTAGAATTCCACCACGATTTGTTCCTGCTGGTGAGAACCATGGGAAGTTGTTTGCATCATTTCTGGCACAAAGACCAGCAATGTCTCCATTTAGTGGAACATATCTGAAGGTATTTGCAAACCTATCAAACATATACTTGTAACCACTATCAAAGATTCCATAAGTTGATGAAGTAATAGGAGAATAGAAACTGATTACATTATCAGTAGTAGTTTCATCTGAATTGATGTTTACTGCTCTATCATCATCGGTATCAGTAATTGCGGCACCTCTATATGGTGAGATGAATGCAACCGCATCCTTTCTTGTTTCGGCAACTGCAATACACTTATTCGCAAGTGCTTGTGCTTCTTCTTTTCCATATCCGGCAGATCCCATAAGAATGAAATCTACATTATACTTTTCAGTATTCTCAAATAATCCGTAACCAGTAACTAATCCATCTAATCCAGAATTTAACGCACCAGTTGATGTGATTGCAACCTTACCACCGTAATTAGTTCCAGTAGAAAAACCTGAATTATAATTTCCAGTTGCGGCAAAGGTAATACCTTCAGCATTTTGATCCCAAGATACATCAGTCTCAGGATCAAATCCAGTTCCACCACTCTTAAATCCAGTGGTTACAATACCTACTGGTGCTGAACCGGCAAAAATATTTGGTGAACCATTAGCAATATACTTTCTCCAATACGAAGGAGAACCGAGTGAATATTCAGCATCTTTTGCTTTCGATAGTGATAGATGCTTCTCAAGAATTGTTCCAGAGTTTCCAGTGACACCTCCATCACCATCAATTACAACAACATGGACTTCATCAAATCTAGATCCTCTTGCTGCTGCATACTCAGAAGTTCCTGGACGATCTGCAAGTTGATTCCACTTAACCGTCGTAGACGAAGTTAAAGTGAGTGATTGTTGATCGAACCAATCTGCTTCAGAAGTTACTGCTGTTGAACCATAAGATGCTGCTTGTCCATTAGTATGAATTGCTACACTTCCAGTTCCTGAGAATGCATAAACACCTGATGGTTGATAATCAACTTCAGTAACAGTTCCTGCTGCAGAAATGTGCTCAAGAACTTTTACACCTATTGTACCTTCACCAATTTCGGTAATAATACCTTTCAAATCTCCATCAAGAACAGAAGTGCCTCCTATACCAGGAAGTACTGCTGAAATTGATTGTTTAATTCCATATCCAACCTGAACTGCTACAGATGAAATAGATTCTGTTCCAAAATCAAATAAGAATGTATCTCCCGATGCATTAGTAGTTGCATTAGAAAGAGTTACAACACCCTCACCAATATTAATAACAGTTGTTCCACTCGAAACTACAGAAGATCTTACTGTTTGACCAAGAACAATTGATCCTGTAGAAATTCCAACTGTGCTTGCTGAACCTACTGATGTTCCAATTCTATCATTTACAACTGATGAGAAGGTAGCAGCACTTTCTGTATTGATACCTAGAATTTGATCTGCCTTAGCATCAATAATACCAACTCTTAAACCATTTCCCCAAGAACCAGGATTTCTGGCAGCAACTACAACCTCAGTAATTGGATTTTCGTCGTATCCTAATTCTTCGTAGTGCTCTAAACTTTTAATTTTAATACTTGCTGCAGTACCTACAAGACCATTCGTAAGTCCAGTATCATCTGCTCTTACAACACTAAGTGATCCACCATATGCCAGATAAGAAGAAGCAACTAACCAGTGCTCATAGTGCTTATCTGTTCCGTATGGTTTTCCGAAGACATCTAATAAGTCTTTCTCGCTTCCGATTACTGTAGGTAGATCAACAGGACCTTGTGCAAAAGGTGCAACAATTGCACCAATGCCACCGGAGGTTGGATCAACCCTACCGACAGTTAAGTCTACTTCTCTTACTACAATACCAGGAGATGCTAAATTTAGTGGCATCTTGTTTTTTCCTCGCATCCAATTTACCTAAAAATATTTAGGAAAAGGGGTATTTCTAATGGGGAAACAATGCGTGAATACTTACCAATCAGGATATTCCCATCTTAAATTGCTCTTTCTACCTTTACTTACTCTTTTAACCGTACAATCCTTACATTCATATGAATATGCAGATGGTAATGTTTTTCTACCTTTTCGAGTGAGATAAAAATCATCCATCAAACTTTTAATCTTTCCACAAACTCTACATTTGCGATCAAAGAATAATAAATGTTCTAATTCGATCTCATCATCAAAAGACACTACTTATAATCCCACATATAGGACATATCACCATATTCATCTGCATACCATCTATCTCCAGAATCATCTACAAAACTTGCTTCACTATTAATTCCATCCTCAATAAATCCAAATGGTGCCATGTCCTGGTCAATTTGATTTTTCTGTTCCTCGTATATTCTTTTTCTTACATCATTCTCTGTCATCTCCTTGAAATACTCTTGTGCTACTAACCAAGAGAATATTACAAGACACATTGCCAAATCGTCATTACATCCTTCTTCTGCTTCGAAAGAGTTTCCTTTTTGCGAAAAAGTGGTAAGTTCTGATATAATTTCATAATCAGACGCAAGTAATTTATCATCTTCTACAAGAGTTTTAAGATTTGAACATCCTAATTTTTTAACTGCTGAAGTTGTACGAACTCCAAGTTGAGATTTCTTACCACTGAATCCTGATCCAACAACTTGACCATTACGACCTCTCATAGCACACATAAGAATATTTTCATATTCCAAATCATACTGGAGAATACTAGCAACCTGATCACCAATATCATTAACCTCTATCAATAACCAAGAATAATTATATCCCTTTGCCACATCAAATATGATATTTGGAAATAACATTGGTTTAATTTCATTATTTCTATACTTTGCAACTACCTTATACGGAAACTCTGTAATATCAAAAACGATAAATGCAGAGTAATCATTACCAAGACCGCGAGCAACATCAACCGTAATTAGATAATTGTGTTCTGGAATTGGATTTTCATAGACATCTAATCCAGCATTTCTCTGTATTGGATCATCATATATTAAAGTTTTGAGTTTTGATGGATTGATAAGTGTATTAACAGAACCCAAGAATTCGCATTCAAACTCAACCCGAAATTGTTCTTCTGATGTATTTGCGATTGTTTGTTCTTTCCAAACAACATCTCTACCGGGAACTTCTGACCAATGAACTTCTGTAGGAATATATTCGTTTTTATTTCTTTCCGCATCATGCCACATACGGTAGAAGTGATTCATACCATGTGGTGTGGATACAATAATTACCTTTGTGCTTTTGCCAGAAGTAATAGTAGGATAAACAGATGCAAAGAAGGAGTCAGCGACGTGATTAGGGACGAATGCGAATTCGTCGAGAAATAAGATATTGAACGACATGCCTCGGACAGCACTCGCAGATGTAGATGATGCCAATATCTTACTGCCATTTTCTAATTCAATGTTTCCTTTATTCCATACCAAAATACCTTGCTGCATCCATTTTGGCAAGTTTTCGTATGCGGTTGATAATCTTCCTAACAATTCTCTAGCAGTAGATGCTTTGTTTGCCAGAATACCAATATTTACACTATCATTAAAAAGTGCATAGTGTAAAAGATATGATACCACAGTAGTAGACTTACCAGTCTGTCGTGGCATCTTACAGATATTAAATCTGTTATTATGAAAATTGTGAATTAATTTCTCTTGAAAATGATATGGATGAAACTGTGTTAGACCTTCATCAAGAGAAACAATTTTAAT